GGAATAACCTTGTTGTATCATTTCTCTAAAATGTGATACTAGATCTTGTGGATTGGTTACCGGTGTGTGTGCCATTTGGTTTGGTAAGGTCATTTGGTCATTTGGTTCATTTGGTTCGTCCTCATCAACCTTATTTTGATTCATCTGTTCTAATTCAAATGGATCTTTGGCAATAATTTCTTTAATTTTAGCATCAATCATTATTTTAACATCTGGTGCGGCATTTACAATGTCTCTGGTAGTTCTTGCCGCTTTTTCCAAAACGTCCATGTCTAAATTTTTATCTCTGATATGGAATGCCATTGGGTATTCTATTTCGCCATCAAATTCTGTATCTTGCCAGTTAGCCCACAGTCGGAACATTTGTTCTTCTGCTAATTCTAAATTTTTGGCTTTTTCTGTCAGTTTAGCATCCAACATACTGTATTCTGTCATGGCTTGAATTCCTGACTGCTGTCTGGTTTGTGCTGTTCTAATACCTGACATACAGGCCATTCTATCAATGCTGGTAATCTTCTCATCAATAGATTTTAGTATTGAATCCACACTCTGTCCTGATGGTTGCAAAAGGTATGGACGAAGATTTGGATCAGTTTCATTTGGCACAGTAATAATTGCACCTGGTCCTGCCGCCGCATCTACTTCCGGTGTTTTTACCAAAGAAGGTGAAGTGGATAAACGTATGGTCTGTTCAATTTCTGATAATTCATTGAATATGGCATTACACATATCAGCAATATCGCCCACATCTGATACACCAATACCTCTAACCGGTGATCGGTTGGCATAAACCCAAACTGCTGGTATCTTGCCCAGTTGATTTGGCATTTGCTCTAAGATTTCATTTTGATCTTTTTTGTCTAATCTATATTCACTGATTGTGATGGTATCTTTGGTGAATTCTCTGATGTAATATCTTGCATTCATACCATTCGCTCTCTGTTCTACTTCTAATAATTTTAAGTAGGTTAAATCATACACACCAGATGGTTGTCTTTTCCATTCCCAATCTAATACATTTTCTGGAGTATAGATTGAAGCATATGGACGAATGCCTTGAGATAATTCTTCTGCTCTGGTTCTTGCTACAGATTGCGGTTTATCCATCAATACCACACAGTGTCCATACACAGTGCTCCATGTATTGACATCTCGCATGAATGATTCAAATGTTCTGCCTTCTAAATCTGTGTCTTTTAAGAAATTGTCTAATTCAACCATATTGCCAATTGAGCCAAATGATCTTTTGATTGGTTGTCGGTATAAGAAACTGTTGAAGATATGCACAATCGCTTTCACATGGTTATCATATGGTGTGGTTGCAATTCTTCTGTAATATTCTGAATCTGATTCGTATTGGTATTTGGTTAGGTACTCACCCATTTTGTATTCATAGCCACCTAGATATGAATTCCTTAAAAATTCCCATCTTTTAAAATGAGTAAGGTATTCTGGATGTACTCCCAATGCTGTGTAGTACGAACTAAGTTTTCTTGGATCTTGATTTACTGAAAAACTATCAATTATAGCCATTAGATTCTAACCTTCCATGTGTTGTGTTGTTCTGTGGTTTCGTATGTTCTTGTGATAGGGAATAAGAATGAAACCCCATATCCCAATGCATCTGAAATGTGTGAATAATCTTTTGAACCATTCTTTTCAGGTTGTGATGTGCCTGGTCTATAAATGTGTCTTTCCATTGCTGTGATTAAACTTCTACATTTTGGATGTATCATAATGCCTCTTTCTCCTGCTCCTGAACAGAACTTACTATTTACAGCATTGATCCTGTCTCTCACTGGAATGTGACGAGATGGTGCTTTCACAATGAAACCTGCATTGTGTAAGATATTGAAATCTGTTTTTGGTGAATTGGTTTTTCTTGCTCTGCCAGATGGATCTGGATAAGCAATAATTTTGGTACCTGGAAATCTGCTGTGTATTTCATTGGCTAACTCTTCTGTGTTAGAACCATACATTTCAATTTCATCTATCACATACATTTTGTTATCTTTTAACACAAAACAGATTGCTGTGAGTGGATTGACGTTAAAATCGATCGATACGTGAATTATGTTTTGTCTCTGTTCAAAACGGAAATCTTCCACATTGTGTTGTCTATCAAAACCATAATAGATTCTGCCTTCATAATTTTCAAATGTACCTTCGTATTCTTGTTTAAAAACTTTTTGATCCAATTCTGCTCGTGCTTGATTGATTTCATCTTCTGATACAAATCCACCTTGGATAGTGGTAAATTGATATGAACTCCAATTGGATTCTGTTGGATCTTGCCCTTGTTGATAGATATCATATAACCAGTTAGAAATGCCTTTGGGTGTGCCGGCAAACATGGCTCTACCGCCTGTGTCAGATAAGGTTGGTCTTAAAACTTCTGTATAGGCTTCTTTTTCAATAGAAGCACACTCATCTAAAAATAGATAATGATATTTTGCTCCTCGCAGTGCATCTCTGTTGTCTGCACCTTTTAATGAAATCTTACTGCCATTTTTTAAAATGATAGATAGATCCGCTTCATTAATTTTTTTTGCCCAATTCAGTGCAATGGCTCGATTCTTAACTTGATCCCACCATACGTTTCTGGCCTGTCTATAAGATGGCAGTATAGCCGCCACATATTGATCTGGTTGTCTTGCATGATAAAACAATTGTCTAACACCTAATGTAGTTTTCCCAAATCTCCTTCCGGTTACTAATACAACAAATCTTGCTGGATCATTGGCTACAGTTTTTTGTGGTGTGGATAATTTCATTATTCGTCTTCCTGCCAAGGTAACACTTGTGAGTTATCTGTAGAATTAGGGTCATCTTTCTGATCAAGATATTGACGTCCTAACCAAATTTGCATTCTAACATCCCCGGCCAATGCTTTTTCAAATTGAGCACGTCTTAATGATTTTTTACCTTCTGCTCTGCCTTCTTCTACAACTTTTTTAAATCTTTTCTTAACACCTTCACCGGTAATACCAATGATCTCACCTATCTCTTCATAGGTGCACATGATACGAGCCAAATCTTTGATTAACTCTTTATCGTGTTTTCTATAGGTCTTTCCAGTATTGTTTGGTATCATTATACTAATTCCTTATTCTTAACCACAATTCTAAAATGTCTTGCATCAGTGTCACCGTCTGCGGTTACAACCTTAACTTCAATAGGATATATGTTATCCACTGTGCCACCATTTACTCTAAAAATAACTTTGGTGCCTGCAATAGATACATCTGTAGCGGCATTGGTAGGAAATGCCAATGGTGTGGCATCACCTGCGATAGTGCCTATGGTTACTGTGGCTGTGCTCAATGAATCACCGGTATTAAGGTAGTCCACCCAGTCTAATGCATAGGTTAGATTGGCATCTGGGTCTTTTTCTATATAGATATAAGAATTTGATTTTTTAAACCCGGTAAGTGCTAGATTTGCCATTAACTGTTTCTCCTTCTGATAGGTCCAGCCAAAACTGGCCTATTGATTTTGTAATCTCTGGTTTCTTCTTGAACTCGATACACTCTCGATTCAATTGGTAATGTATTTAATCTATTTTCTTGCTGAACTTTTATTAGTCTAGATTCTTCTGGTATAACCAATGTCCGTATTTCTTGTGGCACTCGGTATGTGTTGTATGGATCTACGTCAATATCTGTACCAATTGCTACAAGCAATTGAGCAATATCTAATACAGTTTCACCTACAAAAATTCCAACACCGGTGATGTCAGTGGTACAAGCAATATCTAAATTACTAGCACCCACTTTGACCACAGTACCTGCCGCTGTAATCGCACTGTTAATGGATAGAGCGGCTTCTGCTAGATCAAATTCTACAGCATCCGCTGTGATAGCAGATGAGATGACCAAATTGGCTTCTGCAAAATCAAACTCTACAGCATCAGCATCAAGAGTGGTATTGATTGGTAGAGTGGTTGAACCAACCGCAGTAACTGAAGCAGAAACATCCACAGTGGCTGTGCTGATCAGTAGAGCGGCACCAAAATCTAAATCTACCGCATCTACCGTGATGTTGGCAGATATGTTTAGATCACTGGATGCTACTGTGATTTGTGTTGCATCAGCATTGAGAGTGGCAGATATTGCAAGATTGGCTTCAGCAAGATCAAATTCTACCGCATCAACAGTAACCGTGGCTGTGATGTTTAGATTGCTATTGCTGACTGCGGTGACAACACCATCCACTCCAATTGTGGCAGAAGCAATGGTGAGTACTGAAGCAAGATCAAGATCCTGAGCCGGTATGCCCTGATCGATGTAATCTGTGATTACATAATCGTCTCTGACGTAGTTGATACCTACATCAAATAAGATATCTATTTGTATTTGACCAGTTACAATCGCCACAATGAGTCCTCGATTTGATTAGACTCTGTTTAGTCTATGGTAATTGTGAGTGATCCTGAATTTATTCTAAATGTGTCACCATCACTGATAGTTTTTGCACTGGTAAGTGCTCCATGTGCTAACAGGTTTCCTGATGTTAATGCATCAAAAATACCGATATGCGTGATAACACCAAAATCAC